TTGTTTCTGCTGCATTGCGGTTATATGTTGCTTTAATACGCTCCATAAGCATTGGTATGTGCATAAATGCCACTGAATATCCTTCTTTTTTAATCGCTTTGGCAATCGCATAGGCAAGGTGTGATTTACCTGTACCGTATGAACCTTGAAGTATTAATGATTTAGGTTTATCAGTTGAAAAAGTAGTAACATATTCAATCGCTGTGTTTTTAGCTTTCTCTTGGTCTGCATTTTTAGGTTGATAATTTCTTACAGTAGCATCTCTGATAGATGCGTTTACTGTTGATTGTCTGAATATCTGATTGACTGCTTTTTGTTTACGTTGTTTCTCTGCTTGTTTACCAGCTTCAATCATTGAACACTCGCAACCATCTTTGAATTCATAACCGCTATCAAACTTGTGCAGGTCGTATTTCTTACCGCATTTCTCACAAAATAGTCCGTATTCGATATTAGTAGGCTCGTATTGCTTTAATTTATGTTTTATCTGTGGGTTTAGTAGCCTTCTCATCTACATCCTCCTAATCCCAATAACTAGGGTCGTATTTCATTCGTTCTAGTTGATCTGCACCACTTAATTTAGGTGTTTGATTTTTATAGTTATCAAAGTTTCCACTGAACAATGTTTTAGGACGTAAATATTCATCCATCTTCGGATTGCCCTTCCATTGCGCAGTCATATTATCAATTACTGTAAAGAAATCTTCTTTTGAATTATCTTCATTGAATCTGGCACGTATTAGTTTTTGATTCGCTTTTGATTTGTGGCTAAACCTCTTGCCAGTCTTTTCGTTAAGATAGTCTATAATCTCTTTATACGGGGTGTGCGTCGGGTTGCCCGACAATATATTATTGTTAGTAGTCTCTGTAGTAATCTCTGTAGTAATCTCTGTTAAAGATTGTTGAGTTTCTTTACTATCCATTGTTAAGTTTGTTGACTTTCCATTGTTAAGAAACTTAACAATCCATTGTGAAGTAACTTCACTATCGACTTTATAATGTACAGTAGGTGCGCCATTAGCCTTTTTTAATGCAGTTTCTACAATCCCCATATTCTTTAATTTCTTTATTGAACGCATTACTTGGTATTTAGATAAATGTATCTCTTCTTCCCATTCTTTATAGGATTTGTAGAAATAACCGTCTTTTCTATTAGTTCGATCTGACCAATAAATTAATTGATTGAGTAACGCAGCAGTGGGATAATCTTCAGTGATTTTTAAGTAAATAACCGGTATAGGAATGATATTATTTTGACCACTGAATTGTGTGATTATTGATGATATATAGTCTCTGTTATTCATTTGAAACAACCTTCTTATCATTAGGTGTGTAAAGAGGTTCCATCTCACAATAACCAAGTAAAGCTTTACGAGTTTTTCGAGCGTCTTCTCGATACTTTCGAAGAATTACCGATTCCAGATTCCTTTCGTTCACATTGATTAAGTTACCTAACAATATATTTTCTTTTGCAATCGCAAATCTAAAGAAGCTCCACGCATTCGCTGTAGGATGTTCCAACATTTTTTCATAAATTTTTGTACTGATTAATTCAACGTTAGAATCTGTTATTTTAGTGTTACGTAATCCGAAGAGGAGATTCAGAACTTCTTTTTCGGATTCTAATTTTTCTATATCATTCATCATTTCTTTCTCCTTTCAACATTTTGTTAAGCCGATCATCTACTGAAATCCACGAGTTCTTTAAGTGGTATTTCTTATCGAATGTATCTACACCTATGTTGTGCTGCTCTGAATGATGCTCTCTGCATAGCGCTAACACTTCATATCCGTAATGATCCATTGTCTTACGGTTCTTTCCTCTACCTATTGCGTAATGATGTGCAAGGTCTGAATGAGGTTTACCGCAGATAACACAGTTACGGTTGACTGTAGACCAGTACAAGAAAGATTTATCTTGTTTAAGCAGGTCGCTTGTTTTATAAGCTAATGGAATATTGTTATGAAATATCCAATCAAGCGTAACTTCTATGATTTGGTTTGCTTGGGTACGTGTGCAGTCGCTCAATGATATGTGCTTGTCGTAGCCGTAGTAAGTCCGAACGAATTCTATAAACAAATGCCTCATGTAGTCCATTGGCTGTCCTGTATGAGCTTCTATGTCTTTGACAAGCGCAAATATCTTACGACGCTGCTTGCCAGTGATAGAATTTGGATCTATCACTGAACAATCAACATCAATAGGTTGGTTTACATCTAGCAGTTCTATAGCTTGCTCTGGTATCTCTACATCTGTAACAACTACATCATAAGAACCATTATTATTCGGTTTATATCTAATGATTTTTGACACTTATATCATTCCAATCAGAACGGAAGATCATCATCACTTATATCAGGCCCATTCGCATTTGCAAACTGATTATTACTATCGTTCACACTTGGTTTGCTTGATTGCTCACTGCCTTCGTTTTTTTCATTCTCTTTAATACCAACCTTTTCATAAATTGGTGTGCCGTCGAATTTCCAAAAACGTTTTAATGCCGTGTTCCATTTTTCTGTATAGTCATTGTATTTGCGTTCAAGTTCAATATTGATTGGTTTACCAATTACATCTCTTTCAGTAAAGCTGAATTGACCGTTGTTATCTTGAATTCCTATTGCTTTTAAGAATGTGTATAACCAGTTTTTAGCAAAATCGTTTGACGTATCACCATTAGCGTAATGAGTAAATTCGCCCTCTTCTTTATGCGTGAATGTTATTGCTAATTGCGGATGTCCATTCTTACTTTCTTTACTTTCAAAACTTCTAACTTTAACACTGTATTGACCTGGTTGCATATAGTTACCTAATTCTTGTGCACCTTGTAAATTTAAATTGAATTTCATATTTAATTACCGTCCTTTATTTTTAATTTCCTTTTTGCGCCATATCTACAATTTTTGAAATTGACGCATCTTTGATTCTTGGATTATTGATTGTTATTTCGGGTTTATGCCTAACCTTTGTTGTATATAAATTAGAAGGTTCCACTGAAAACACATAATCATGAGTGGTATTTCCATTTTCATCAGTATGATCATCAATAAATGTATGACCTATAATGTCGAATTGAGTTACTAAATTATTGTGTATTGCAGCTTGTACTTCTATTGAAATCCTAGGATTGATAATGTTTCCGTTTTCGTCCTTATCTTCTGTATTCAATCCTTCATGACCTGTAAGGACAACATGGAAACCCATTTCATTTTTGACTTTTAATAAGTGCCTAATTGAATTAACAATTAATTTAGAAGTTTCACCATAATCTTGTATTCTAGCTTTTGGTACATTGTTTTTTTGTAAAACGTGCGCAAGCGTTATATCTCTTAATTTTTGAGCTGTTTCAATAACTACGACGTCTACAGGTACACCTCTATTTCTAGCTTCTTTAACTATTTTGTCTATATTAGCTACTATTTTTCTAAAAGAATTGTAACTATCAACTTTTTTAACAAAACCCTTTTTAGTAACTTGAGTACCATCTTCATGTACATCGATAATAAAAGCGTTATTTTCTCTAGTAGCCAAAGTTGTCTTGCCAGTTCCCGATTTTCCATAAGCCATAATTGAGTAAAACTTTTGGGTATCTTCGTTGATTTCCTCAATGCCTAGTTGTTGTAAAATGTCTTGTTCTTCACTCATCTAATCACCAGGCTTTCAGTCACTTTAAGTTCAGCACCTGGCACTTCTTTGCCTGCTTTCAAATCGTCTGTCAACTGCTTAGCATTTAACTTAGGCGCTTGAGATAACCAGTATTCTTTAGGGATTAGCTTTTCATCTGTAACTGATTTGCTCGGTGCATTTCGCTTCTTAAACACATAGTTTTTAGAGGTACGATAATTAGTTAACTCTTGAACCTCCAACATGTCCTGCAGGTAGCCTTTCAATTTATCGGCAAGGTTCAGCTTCTGTTTTTTTAGAGTTTGCAGACGCTTGATTTCTTTCTCTATAATTTCAACGTCACCTTCTGCTGAGCGCTTGAGTCCGATAATGTTATCAACTTTAGTGTCCATATCAGCTTTAATTGCATCTAATGTGTCCTTAATATCTTCAAATGAATAACCTTCATCCATTTTGTCTGAAACTTCTTTGTAGTCTTCAGATAAGTTATATAAGCTAGCCATATTTAATCCCACCCTTTCGAAAAGTAAGCCATGATTTTGTCGAGTTCGTCTGTCTGTTCTTCGATAAATGTATATACATCTTGTTTAATAATTTCTTCTGCAGTTTCAATATCTGATAAACTGGCGACTGCTGTTTTTGTGACGTAAACATTACTTACAGTCGAAACTAAAATACTGATATGATCATCTTCTCTTGCGATTTCTCTCATAAACTCAAAGCCGTCTACCTTGAATTTATGACGCACTACTGCACCTTGTTCAAAATACATTTGCTTATCCCTCCAGTTTTTGATATGGTAGAGGTTGAAAAACTGATATAAGTATCAACCTCTACTTTGACTGTTAGCAATTCGTGGTTGCTAGCAGTCTTTTTTAATACTTAATCGTAAATAACGTAATATACTCTTCGCCGTCATCTACTGCTTCCTCTGTTTCATCTTCTTCGAAGTACCAGACATCAAAGAACAGATAAACTGCTAACGATAAAAGCAATGACCACGCTGCTGATATGATGAAATCTTGTGTGATAAGTGTCAGTATGAATGTGCTTACAAAGCAGAATGCGTATGCGATCCAGAATGATTTTTGCATTTTTCTTTCTCCTGTTCATATGTTTTTTGAATGGCTCCATGCTTCCACATAAACTCAAACCAGTATTGGCATAATTCAGCGCTAGGTTGTTTTTGCGTTTTTTCTGACATGCTTTGTTTCCTCCTTATTCATCTGTTTCTTTTATTTTTGTATGCAATCTAAAGTTATTAATTGTTCTGATCTTGTGTTCTAGTTTTTTAATAGTTGAAACACAATGAATTTTAGCTTCGTTCAGTTCATCCAACTGATTTTTAGTCTGTGCTACTAAGCTCTCAATATCATTAAGGTGTTTTTTTAACTCATCTAAATTTGTGGAAATGTACATAACTCTTTGATTCTCATGAATCGATTTTTTTCTTTTAAACATTTAGTTTCCTTCTTTCGTGTATAATGTTGTTATCTCCTAATGGAAGGAGGTGAGATTATGAATAAAAATTATATTTTAGAAATTCTCAAAGACAATTCTATTGATGATGAGAATTTAGCCAATGCTCTTTCTGAAATCTTCACTCATTTGGCACATGACAGAAATTTTTCAAAAGAGGTTGGCGAGCAATTTATCAAGGAGCTAAAGATTGATAATGAGACTCGCTTGATGTAATCTCCATGGGCGCTTTTTAGCGCTCTATTTTTTGTGATAAAGCACGTTTGATAACATAATTTTCAACGAGTTGACATCCTACACTTCCTGGGTATATATCAGTATCTGCAATTAGCTTTCTTCTTACTTCTTCATACGTTTCACTCTCAGCCGCAGCGTCATCAATTGCCTTTTCAATGATTTCAGCAACTCTTTTTTTAATATCTTTCATTTGCTTTCCTCCTATTAATTTCTCTCAATTATGGGTAGAATGTTATTCAAAGTTAAATTCAAATTTAAAATTTTCTAATTTTTCCATATCATTTTTTAAAGCTGCAATGTCTTTTTGAATTGTCTCCAGCAATTCATTTAATTCATTGCGGTTTTTTATATTAATACTTAAATTTATTTCTAACCCTTTAATTTCCTCTTGCATTTTATTTCCTCCTTCTTCTTTTCAACACCTACATTCAACGTATAGTCTTGGCAATAACCGTTAATGTATTATGGCGTGGCTCATATCATCGCTCACTCTCGCTCTTATACGCTCAATGTAGGTGTTGAAATCGTTATTTAATTAGCTTTTAAGTTGCTTGTTCGATTGTGGGTGTTAATCCTCTACTAATCCTGGAATATTCCAGCTTGCTTTATCTTCTAATTCATGTGGTTTAAAGTCCTTGAACGCAATCATTGTTAAGAATTGTTTTGTACGGTCGTAATCTACTTTTTGAATAGCTGTATAGCGTGGTACATTGAAATATTCTTTTAAACGCGTCCACATCGCTCTGATAAACTGACCTTTCTTTTTCTTGAATAATTCGCTTTGATAACGTTTTTCTACTGGGATACCGTTTTTGTAATACTCTCTTGTGAACTCATTTGATTTAGTCTGTACAATTGACTGCAGTTCCTTTTGCTGTTCGTATGTGATAGGTACTTCTTTCTTAATTTCTTCAACCATTGTTTCAACATAAGAAACTCTGTTTTCAACTCGATCTTCCATGTCTAACATTCTGTTAATAATTTGTTCTAACTGTTGTCCTTGTTCATTCGTTTGTTTGATATGGTTTTGTAAAAAGATTAATTCATCTTTGCGTTTTGCCATTATTTTTCCTCCTAATTTACGATAATCCTTCCGTTTAACATCGCTTCTAAATTGCTTGTGAATTCTTTCAGCAACGCTACATTCTCTTCAAGTCGTTCTTTAGACTTCGGATTAGCTTTAATGATTGTATCTAGTCGATATGTTTCAACCGAATTCTCTTTGATGAAGTTTTGGATGCTGATTGCTATCTTGTGGGCATTGATACTTGATTCACGCTCTAATCTAGTCAATTCTTTTTCTTCATACGCTTGGTTCGGGTCGCTGAAGCTGTTTCTGTATCTCTGCAATTCATCTCGAAGTTCATTTGCGTTGTTGCTCTCGCGCTCAAACTTTTGTTTGAATTGTTCGAGTTGTTGTTTGATATTCTCAGGCACAACCTCTTTTACTACCTCACGCTCCACAACCTCCGGCTCCCTATTCTCTGCGTCCTCTAGTTGCTTTCGCGCGATTTCTTCCGAACGTTGCGCTTGTTCTACTTGGGATTGAAGTTGGGCGTTTTGTTCGTCACGTTGTTTGATTTGTTTTTTTAACTCTCGCAATTCTCGAACAGTCATCTCATCAGGTGTTTTTGTTTCTCCAGTTGAAGTAACGTGTTCTTTAGTGCGTTCTGGTTCAGGTAATGTGGAAATTTCGTAAACAATACTCATTCCAATGTTCCCGACGTCGGGAAGTTTACCTTGAGAATGTTCAGAATAAATTTTTATAAATCTGTCTGATTGTGATTTAGTTAAACCAACTGATTTTAAAAACCTTCCAAATTCTCCATGCGCTAAGTTATTTTCTTTAACGTGTTTCAATCTTCGACCTATCTCGAAAATCGACTGACCAGCGATGTTTTGATAACTTTTGATTTCCGTTTGAATTGTGGTTAAGTCATTACTAAGTTGTAATTCGTTCAACTGTTACACCCCTTATTACGGTTTAACCGTTATTGTTAGTTAAAAAAATAATGTCATTATAAGTGACGTTAAACTCCTTCTCTATTCTTTGTAATTGCGGTATGTTAGGAAATGTTTTTGCTTTTTCCCAATTATGCCATACATCTGCAGAGACACCTACTTTCTTTCCTGCTTGAGCTTGCGTTAAATCATATTTAGCTCTTAACATTTTTAATGTATATGGTTCTTTACTTACCTGCACTTCAACCATTTTGTCACCTCCTGTTGTAAGAACTGTTTTAAGTATATTACGGTTTAAACGTAATGTCAACACTTAAACCGTATTTTTTATTTTCCTCTTGTATATTTTACGGATAAGCCGTATAATGAAATTAAGCTATTAGATGAAAGGAATGAAAAACATGCTTGGAAATAAGGAAGTTATGGCTAAAAATATTTCTCGTTTTATGAAAGAAAATAATGTTGATAGAAAGAAATTGTCAGAAGATCTAAAAGTGAAATATACAACTCTATCTGACTGGATTAATGCTAAAACATATCCACGCATTGATAAGATAGAATTACTCGCTGATTATTTCAATGTTACTAAGGCTGACTTAGTAGAGGATAAAGAAAAACAAGTATTAGACACGTTACCAGTAAAAAAGATTCCGGTACTCGCAAAAATATCTGCAGGACTACCTATTTATAGTGAAGAAAATTTAATAGATTACATATACTTCGCTAAAAAAGACCTTACCCCTAACAAAGAAGAATTCGGTTTAAAGGTCTCTGGCGATAGTATGGATAAATTGTTTGAAGACGGAGATATTGTTGTTGTAGAAAAAGATTCGGTTGTAGAAAACGGCCAACTCGGTGTAGTTATGATAAATGGTTATAATGCTACAGTTAAGAGAGTTAGATATAACGGCGATCAGATTATACTAATTCCAGAATCAAATAACCAAAGTCATTATCCTCAAGTATACGGGAAAAATGACGAAGTAAAAATTATCGGTAGAGTGGTAGCAAGTCAAAAAATATTTTAAATAAAGGAGCATCCATTATGAAAGGGAAAGCGAAAGATAAATTATATCTCTTAAATAAATTTCCAAACTTTGAAATCATTATTGAAGCAACAAGTTCTTCTAATATAGATGGAACTATTTACACTGGGTCAGTTTTTCTTTCTTATGATGAATTTACATTTGTTGTTTCAAAGAAGAAATTATTATATAAAATACCGTGGTCACATGTTAACTCTCTCACTTCACAAAAAGGTATACTTTCTAATAAAACCATTATTGTATACGATCAAAATTCTAGGAAGTTGACACTGCAATTCACTTCTAATGAATTTGTTGTTTTAGAAGCTTTATACAAAGTTTTTTGTTATTTTAATGAAAAAATAAATAAAACGAACACTCCAGAGTTGCAAGATAAAATAGAATCTCTTGAAAATGAAAATAAAAAATTATTATTAAAATTAGAAGAAAAAAGCAATTCTTCAGATGATAAATTAGTCTTAGAACATTCTAATGATGAAAACAACAACCTTTCTTATGAAAACTTTGTAGTAGTTGGCTTGAATTATGATAATAGAAGAAGTAGACTTAAAAAAATGATTAATGATATGAAGAAAAACGAAGAATTTATATACTTATATGAAGATTTAAAAAGAAGTGAGTTAATAGATGAACTTGAATTTGGAGGTAAATTATTTGAAATAGCAAATTTTGAAAGTGTCCCCGGGGTTTATTTAGAAAGAGACATTGATAATCCTTATGATACAAATGCTATAAAAGTTAATATCTCTAATGACTACGGTAAATTTAACGTTGGATATGTTCCTAAAGAAATTGCAATTGTTATAAATCAATATATTGAAAATATCAACACTTGCACTGCTTATATATACGGAGGGAAATACAAAGAATTTGATTGGATTGAAGAAAAGTTAGTAACAAAAGAAAAACCTTACGGTTTAAATTTAATGATATCTTATTATAAATAATTTTATAACCCCTCCACTCTGGGGCGAAGGAGGTAAGAAATGAAACAAGATAAAAGTTACTTATGGCGATATTATGATATCGAACATAGAATGAATGAAATTCATAAAAAGTATAAAGAATTAGTTGATGTGTTTTTTGGTGATGTAGTAAATAAAAACGGCGGTTACTTCCCTTTTTATAATGGTTTTAGTTATAGCTATGCTGATTTGGATATAAGTTTTTATAGGGGTTTAATATATATTCACGGTAGTTCTGATGGTTTGGTTCCTAATAAACTATCAGTCACACGGGAAGAAGTTTTAAAAAGAACGGAACGGTCGTATGAAGAATTAAATGAATACATTAAAAATAATTTTGTGGAAGAATCAGTGCTACTTGAATTTCAAATGCTTCATGTTAGTGATCTAGCAAATGCAGATAGCGATGACGCCATAGCTCATTATTTATTTGAAACTCATGCTGACAGATATTCTACTGATAGAAATACTAGTATCGGTAAACCTATTGATTTGTTACCGGAAAGCGCTAATAATCTTCCTGCATCTTTAAAGAAATATACAAAATTACTTGAAAATGTAGATGACGAAGAATTCAAAAATCATATATTAGAAGCATATGAGTGTTATATTTCTGATAAAAGATTAGCAACGGCGTTGCTGTTAGGCAGAGCACTAGAATTAATGTGCAGATTGATATTGAATATGCATGATAAAAAAATAATCAAAGAAATAAAAAGCTATAAAAGGACTATCGGTAATCTCTTAGACGAAATGGAATATTATGATCTTATAGAAGAGCATTTAAAACACTCAGTTAAAGCAGCATCTGAGTATAGAAACTCCATTATGCACAGTATCAAAATAGAAGAGTATAACTCTATCATTCAAACTTTATTTGATGAGATAGTCAAATTATCAAATGTATTTAAATCTCTCAAAAGTTCATAAGCAAGATCTGATTCTTCGTTATCTACTGAGTATTCTTCATAAACACAAAGTGCGTCGTCTAATATATTTTTCAACAACAAAACCTCTTCTTTGTTTAAACGAATAGTTTTATGACTCTTGGCATTTTCATAAATCATCATATCACCCACTTTTTCTTTATTTTAACACTTATTTATACCCAGGGTACACCACCGTACCCTTATTATTTTTCACCTTTTTTTTAGGAGGAATATTAATGAAAGTCGCAATATACACAAGAGTAAGTACGTTAGAGCAAGCAAACGAAGGTTATTCTATCGGCGAGCAAGAGCGAAAACTGAAACAGTTTTGTGATATAAACGATTGGAAAGTCTTTGATGTTTATGTAGATGCTGGTATATCAGGCGGCTCTCTTAAACGTCCGTCTTTACAAAAATTACTTAATGATATTGATAAGTTTGATATGGTACTCGTTTATAAATTAGACCGTTTAACACGTTCAGTACGTGACTTACTGGACTTATTAGAAATCTTCGACCAGAACAACGTTGCTTTTAGAAGTGCAACAGAGGTTTATGATACTACAAACGCAATGGGACGCCTATTTGTTACTCTGGTAGGTGCAATGGCGGAGTGGGAACGTGCTACCACGAGAGAACGTACACTATACGGTAAAGAAGGCGCATTAGAGAGTGGTAAATATCTCGGCCATGTTCCTTTTTATTACGATCTAGTAGATAACAAATTGATTCCAAATGAAAATAGAAAATATGTAGATTACATTATCAAAAGATTGAAAGAAAATATCTCAGCAACACAGATTGGCAAAGAATTAAGTAATATGAAAAACACTCCCGTTAAGTTCAATAAGACAATGGTAATTCAAATACTACACTCACCTACTGCACATGGCCACACGAAATACGGTAAATTTTTCAAAGAAAATACACATGAACCTGTCATTACTCAAGAAGATTATAATGCAGCTATAAAGATATTGAGCACGCGACGACATACGTATAAACAAAATCACGCTTCTATTTTTAGAGGCAAGATAGCATGCCCTAATAATTGTGGCAGATTTTTACACCTAAATGTAAACAAAATCAAGCGCGCTGATGGGAGCTACTATCTAAGACAATATTATAAATGTGATAAATGTTCCAGAGAGAAAAAGCCTTCTACTATTATCAGATACGACATGATGCAAGAAGCGTTTATGAAATATCTTAACAATTTAAGTTTCGATACAATCGAACCTCCTGAAAATAATGATGACGAAGAAGAATTCGAAATAGATATCGCTAAAGTCATGCGTCAACGAGAAAAATATCAAAAAGCATGGGCTATGGATCTAATGACTGATGATGAATTTAAAGCAAGAATGAAAGAAACAGATACGTTGTTAAAACAAGCTTCTGAAAAAGAAGTTGAAAACAATGAACTAGAATTTGAGCAAGTAATTAAGATTCAAAAATTACTACAAAAAAGTTGGAGTAACTTGAGCGAAGATAAGAAAGAAGATTTGATAGCTGCGACTATAGACAAAATTCAAATTGAAATAATAAGAGGAAATAAGACAGTCAACAGTCCTAACGAGGTTAAGATTAAAGATGTTTCATTTTTATTGTAGTGTGTGGTATTAGCATTTTGATTGTGATTTAACATACAAGACCACACACAAAAAGCCCACCTAACTTAATAGGTGGGTCTTGTTATGTATATACAACACATCAACCTACCCCTATTCAGGGACACAGAGCTATGTCGCTCGTCAGCAAC